ATAGTCACCATATCTTTGCTGGTGGGCTGCGAGTGCGATTTCACATGCCTGGCGAGCCAAAGGGGATTGCTTACTGCCTCGATTAATCAGTCGCATTTCTTCTCCTTGAGGGAGGGTTTCCCCTCCCTATCTCGTTAGTCCACGTATTCCGGTTTCATATCCGCCAGGGTGATGCTGAACTGACCATGCAGCTCGTCGCCCAGATGTCGTTTCGACGATGCAAGAACGCGCTCTACCTCTGCGAACCGCGCAGCTGCATCGGGTTCATCTGAAGGTGGCAAGGAATTGATGGCTGCTTCGACTTTGTTCCGTGCATCAACCAGGTAATAACGCTTCACGGCCTTGTTTTTCAGCTCAGTGAACAGGGCAGAACCCAGCGTTGCTTTCACGGTTTCAATATCTGCTCGCAGAGCTTTAGCGCTATCCACATCCTGAGCCGCCTCGATGCGGTCGCGGAAATCATCAGCTAGAGCATCGATGTTTTGAGCTGATTCCTGAGCCGTTTGAGTGGTAGTGACGTTGTCACCTGAAATATCTGCGAGGCTAACGTGCTGCGCCGGTGCCGGGTTTACCTCTCGTTCTTCTCGACGATCATCGAGCTCATCAGGGGTGTAAACGCCCAGAATCACATCCGGGCAGAACAGTCTCGCCCAGCGTTTGACGGCCAGGTACGCCAGCTGCTGGCGAGGGTCATCAGCCCAAAGGGTAGAGTTTCGGGTTCGGGCCTGAGCCAGCAGCAAATCGAGTTCTCTCGGCTGATCTTCACCTTTAAGCGTTGCGCGGATAATGATGCCGATCCCGGCTTCGTCAGCCAGGGTCCAGCCCGGGACGCGGTACTCGCCTTTGTCGCCTTTACGGATGTGGAATTTTCCAACGACCTTTTCCCATGGCCCGTACCATTCATATTCAAAGCGGCTGGCCAGCACGCCGCTGCGTGAAATTACGGCATTAACCAGCTGTGCTTCATACCCGAGCACACCGTTAATCAGGTGCGTCTTTTGGGCCACGGCAAAGGGATTCATCTGCCACTGTGCCGCTTGCATCGCTACAGCCATGCAGTCGGCCTGATTGCCCTGCAGGTGCTTAGGAACTGTAGCGGTGCCCTGGGCCATAATCTGCGCGAACGTGCTGATGGCGTTCAGATACTGGGAATCGAACAAAGCCACGTTGGAGTTAATAACGGTGTTCTGGTCAGCAACGGTAACGTTAGTGTTATGCATAAATCCCCCTTAAGCCTGAGCGCGCAGCGCTTCGAGGCGGCGCAGGTCGAAGTCGTTCAGTTCATCGGTGTAATCGGTAGTGATCGGCGCTGGCCATTCGCCCGTGTCGAAACCTATGGCAATTGCGCGCATCGTTTTGCGGTACTCGAGCATGCCCAGTTCCAGCAGTTCGGTTGACGCCTCAATGATGGCGATCCAGTGGTAGTTCTCGTCTTTGTTGACGAAAATCCAGAAGAACTGGTCCAGCGCTGCGGTTTCGCAATACATTGCCGCGCTGAGGTGATAGTCACGGTCTATGATTTCCCTGTGCAGCCTGGCGCGAAGGCTTTCCTGCTTAACGTTCCACATGCTGATGGTTTTCAAGTCAGCACCGATGCGCACGCCATCCAGTTCAATCTCGAGGTCAGGGCGTACACGCACTTCTAAACCTGTTTCGTCGTCAAAACCGAAGTAGCTCACTTCAACGGCACGGCTTGGATGTGTCAGCAGCATGCCGGCGGTCGGGTGCGCCAGTAGTGCGGACTGAATTGCCCGCGCTGTGGCCAGCTGCTGGCGGGTAACCAGAATCTTTTCGCCAGGGTTGTCGCGCCAGGCATCCAGCAGCTCGTCTGCGAACACGGCATCGGCCTTAACCGACTTAACTGCCTGGATCATGTCTGCTTTGGTGCCGGACACTTTCAGCGGCGTCGGTTTCTGCGCTTCCTGTGCGACCAAATCAGGATTGATGATCGCTAATTGCTCGAGTAGCGCATCACGGCTGCCGCTGGTTTTAACCGGCACGGGCAGGGTGGCGTTGTACTCTTTAATGCATGCCTTCATTGCCGTTGATGTCTGTTTCTGACCTTCTTCAATACGTTGGTACTCAGCTGGGAGAACCATATAGCTTTGAGCCGTTTCTTCCAGGCTGCCGCCAAGCGGCACTTGAGCGGGAAGGGATGCGTTATGTTCTTCAAGCAACGCTTTAATCTCGTCGGCGCTCAGCAGCGCCGGCAGGCTGGCGTTGTACGCGTCAATGAACTCGCGCAGGGTTGCGGTGGTGGTGAAAGCACCCTCCGGGATCTCAGGTTCTACGCTGAACTCTGCTTCGAGGTTTTCCGGTTGCAGTGCAAGAGCGTGCACCAGATTTCCCATATCCAGCACTTTGGATGCTGTTCGCGGGATGGTTTTAGCCACATGGCGCGCGTTAAAGTACATCAGGCTGACGCGGGCATCTTTCACCTGGGTTGAGCTAATGCCGTTCGCAGCGTGATAAACGTCATTCGGTAGGCCTTCGTATCGGCCAGGTTCGAAGTCTGCAGGGAGCTCCACTTCTGGGTTCGATTCCTGAACGTCAATTGTTGTTTCCTGCAACTGGTCTGCTTCTACGGAAACTGTCTGCGAATTAGTTGCATCAGTGCTTTCGCCCGGTGGTACCGAACCAGCATCTTCGTCTTTCTCTGGCTTAGCCGTTTCCATCTGCACATCGCCGGTGGTCTCCGCTGTGTTTTCCGTTTTTTCGACTTCATTTGAGGAGGTATTGAAGACCGGTTGGGTGTTTCCACCCATCAGGCCATCGATGGAGAACACGCCGCTGCCGAGATTTTCAACATACGGTTGTTCAACTGGAGCTTCAGACTCAACAGCAGCTGCAGACAACGGCAATAACGCCACAGCAGAGTTAAACTCAGCCGTCATGGTTTTATTAACGAACTCAAGATGAGCCGCTGGCGTGTGATGAATGTTTTCTGGTGCGATGCGGATCAGATTGAAGATTGCCGCACGGTTCACCGCCAGTACGCCGGGCTGATTACGCAGGATGGCGCTCCATGATTTCCATGGTTCTTCTTTCTTAGCCACGATTTCTTTGGCACGTCGTAACACGCTCGAAGGAATCTCGAAGTGGTGGAAGTCCATAGGCAGTAGAGCGCATGCGATCTCAAGATCGAGAGTGTCCAGAGTGTGATGCGCGCCTTCGCCGCGATCCGTTACATAGCCACCGTCGGCATTAGTACCAGAATCGGTGCGCTGAACATTACTGATGCGATTACCGGCTGCCCACTCGCGAACGAGAATGCCGCGGTCAATATAATCAGTCGCCGCCCAGATTCTGGTGAAACGGAGAACCAAAGCGAGTTCGTGACGCTTATCTTGGCTGAACACTTTGCGAATAGCATCGGTATAGCGCCACAGGTCTTTGGTATCGTAACCCTTAACCTCTTCGCAGTTTTCTGCCGCCAGCAGCAGGTTCTGGACGTAGCCGTTGTCAGTGTCCATCTCCAGCGCGCTGATACCTTCGTATTCTTCGCGGGTTAAGTGGTGGCGCAGTTCGTCGGCGGTAAACTGGGCGAGTAGCTGCTTGCGGAAGGGCATACGAACGACTGGATAACGTGTGGTTTCGTCATCATTCTCGTCAATCTGGATACCGTTATCAGGTTTGAGATCATGACCAGTTGTAACGTCGGCGTCGCTGGTGCTTTCTGATTTGAGAAGAGCAAGCTTTCCGCTTCTCCACTCTTCAACTAACTGATTGCGGTCGCCGGCATCTGCTCTCGCCCAGTCAGCCATGAATGCAGCGATAACTTCAGCTTCGTGCGTTTCATCTGGCGCGAAGACCTGCTTTATCGCCTGAACGAGTTTCCACTCGGCGTTCAGGCTAAGTTTGGCAACTTCAGGGATGTCGTTCTTCGCCAGCAGCAGGTTCCGGAGATAAGTGTTGCCTTCATCAAGAGACATTTCGCTGGCAGCCAGCTGCTGCTCTTTAGAGATGTATGACTGGTATTTGTCGCTGGTCAGGTGGACGGCAAAACGGACCGCTGGAGTGCGGTTTTCAAGCGGGACACTCTCGACGGTAGTTTCGACTTTAACGGTAGTTTCCGGTGCGGCAGAGTTGTCCATGGCTCCAGCAGACTCAGCTCCAGCCTTTGGCAGCCAGGTGCGTCCATCGTCCTGGAGTTCGTAGCGTTTGCACCATGCGTAATCCACGGTGCTTTCTTCCGGGAGGTCGCCGTAGACTGGGAAATCTGTGCGAACAGGTTTGGCGTAATCCTTACCGCGGCCGGTTTCAATACAGGCATCTTCCAGTTCAACATCCAGCTGCAGATTGGCGCGGGCTTCTGTTTTTGCGGAGAACCAAATCACGGCATCTTCTTTGCCGGATTTCTGTGTTGCCTTGATAAAATGAAAGAATTCCATATCGGGTCCTTAATTTTGGTTGTAAGATACCCGCAGCTAATGATTGCCGCCTTGGGTAGTGGTCATTGGTCAAAACTCGATTCCGGAAAGCTTTGGTCGGCTGACCGGGTATTTAACCCGCCTTGCGCGGGTTTTGTGCTTTTAAGGGCTGGTAGAAGCCATTGGTCATAACTCGATTAAAATTAGAAAGCAGGCTGTTGGTCTTCAGCCGGTTTATATGGGTGACACTCTCCTTTAATGTGCTGCTCTTTGGCAGCTGCATCACAGCCAGCTTCGGTCTGGTATACACCGAGCATGATGTCTGAGCATTCCCCGGTGAGGGCGCAGACGGTAACGATCAGCGCAAAGAGAGAGCTCATGCTTTTAGCTCTGGGTCACCTTTCTGCGCAAGGAAATAGCAGAGCTTGCGAATCCATACTTCCGCCGTACTGAGGCGGATTGCTTGTTGTCTTGAAGGTGTTCGTGCAAAGTCGATCATTTATCTATCCTTTTAATTCTGACTGTCGTATCACGGTCCTAACTTCAGTGCTATTGTGGTTATTCCCGCACTCTAAAGAGGGAATTAACTGTGGATAAAGAAGAGAAAGTCTTGTATTTAACTCGCTTAGCGGTTGATACATATAACTCTTACCGTTCTGCTCAAATCTCTTCTGGCCGGAATCTTGCTGACCCCCACGATCCGGTGGAAGAGATAGAAAAAATCTATGCAAAATTCGAAGTCTTTCTTGACCAGAAACTCTCAGAAGACGAATGGAAATAGGGTTATATGCTTCCCCAGCTAGACCTATTTCTCCAGAGTGAGCTGTTGCAATGTGCATAAAGCTCACTCTTTCTTATGACCGTGTCATCCACAATTTTTCCCCCTATATGCGCCTGTAACGCTGGCCAGCGGAACGTTTACACCTGATGCGCGTTAATCTCTCCACCTCATCCGACTATTCGTATGCCGTCGGCGGCTACTTCGTGGGCGTCCTGCCTTGGTGGTTCGTAGTGCGTCTTGGTGATGTTAGTAAATCACTACTTTACCTATAGGTCAAGTGTGGAATTACTCAAAAGTACAGCAATTCTTTACCTTGACCATCTGGTGTACGAAAATGAGTTATCGTGCGCAAAAAAATCCCGACGCTAAGGTCGGGATCTTTAAATAAAGGGCAGGGCTTTGAGGCAGACTTGTTTGAGGACTAAAAACCGTCGTGGTGTTGAGGTTAAAATTTACTTTCGTATGGAAGGTTTCGGCAATTCAGGGTGAACAACCTCGAACTTAGTTTCGAAATCCTCGTAATTGTTGCTTAGTTTCATTACCGTAACTACTGACGAAAGATGTTCTCTAAGCTTTGGATGCCCGATTTCTTGAGTTAAATGCTGGTGTAGTCTTCCACTTTTTTTGCTTTTAGAAGCAGCTAGTTTAAGCTCTTCCCTCAATCCTGGTGCAAGTCGGTCATAAACAATTTTGTTTGTTAAGGTACCAAAGTATGCTGGAAAATTCCTTTTTTGAGGAGGGTATGGGATCCCTCTGAGGCGACATAATTGCTCGTAATAATCAGGACTAAAAGTATGCACCCACGGTTGTAACTCTTTAGCAACAAAAGCTTCAAGAATCTTAGCTAATGAGTCCCTTTCTCTAATTCTTTGATAACCAGTAGCTTCGTCAACAAGGGCTACAATACCTACTCTTGCAAAACCTCGAACCAGGAGTAGTGCCCTGCGAGCTAGCTCTTCTTGCCCTTTCTTTAATACTCCTTTTGCATCAGCGGCCAAAATCGCATCGCATAAATCAGCAAGAATTGTGGCAGGATAGCCGATCATGTAGCCTGGAGTATGAGGGTTTTTGAATTTAAGCGCGCCACGAAGTAAATCTGGTATCTCATTGTTTACAAATGGGTTTAAGAAACCGCCCTCAGTAAAGTTTGCAAGTCGCGCGGCAGCTTGGCTAGGGTCCCAGCCAAGGGCTGATGCTAAGCCACGCTGAGAGAAAACCCTTGTCTTATTTTCATCATCTAAGACGTAACACTCTAATTCTATTTCACCGATCTTTAATGGCTCATCGTTAGAACCAGCAATCACTTTTGGCATGCTTGCTAATTCAGCTTTTGCTTGCACCATTTTTAGTGATTGAGCTTTCTTTTCATCGGCTGTCATTTTGGCTGCGCGAGCTTTACCACCTTTGGCCTTTCCCTTTGGTTCATTATTTTCTTGCATGAGCGTTTCTCGTGTTGTGATTTACTAGCGATTTAATCACATGCAGGTAGCAACGTGCAAATTATTTTTTTGCAAGAAAAAAGGCCGCGTGCCTGCGACCTTAATCACCAAGAATTGATTGTAATTTACTAATATCCGATGCGAATTTTAGAGAATGGAATGAAGCAATTTACCCTAATCTTCTCGACCCTTTATCCGGCCCTTCATGTACTTCTCATAAAGCTCATCCAACTCCTTCAGGCGAAGCGAGAAGATGCGGAGCATGTTCCGTTGTTCTTCTTCGGGCAGTTGGCGATATAGCTCCAGCAGACGTTGTTCGTCTGCCTTGAGACCGTCTTTCTCACCAACGTCCTCACCAAGGAGCCAGGGGACCGACACTCCAGCTGCATCAGCTAAGGCAAGTGCCGATTCTTTGCTCATCTTACCGGTTCGAAACCATCCGGTCACCGCTTGCTTGCTGACATTAGCTACTTTGGCCATCTCTGTTTTTGAGAAGCCTTTTTTATTCAATTCAGTCAGCCTAGAAATCAGGCTCTGGTTAGGTTCTTTTCTATTCATATATGGATTGTAAACAATAGCTTTACCACTTGATAGGCAGGTGGTTCTTGACTGATTGGTAAATTGATGCTTTACTCGCTTGCACTTAAGGAGGTCCTATGACTGGAATTGAACTTGCAATTCTTCGATCCGGCTCGGCAAGCGGGCTAGGTGCTCTGATCGGTGTTTCAAAAATGGCTGTTTCGCTTTGGCGCCGCAAGGGGATTCCTGCTGAACGAGTGTTGTCAATTTACGGGGTTACCGGTGTAACGCCCCATGAACTGCGCCCAGATCTGTATCCAAATCCCACAGACGGTTTACCCAAACAGGAACCTTAACTATGCAGACTGTTTCACATCAACAGAGTAGCAGAGCTTCCTCTAATCCTCTGATATTCCAGTGTCATCAAAGCGAGTCGGCAGTGAAGGATATTGATCACCGTGATATTTGTTCTGCAGTCCGGGCGTGGGCAGCGGCAGAAGGGCGCGTAGCTGTTGCGCTTCAAATCCAGGAAGCGGCGGAAGAACTCCAACTTGATGGCGTGGAATTCTCAGGCCAGGCCGATGTCTGGAACGTCAAGCTGTTCCGCTGGCTCGACAACAAAGAAGACTCCGCATCGTACCGAAAGAACGTCGAACAGTTGGTGCCCGCGATCATGTCTGTATTACCGCTTCGATACCGCGACCGCGTCGTAAAGAATGACACGTTCGCATTTCGCATGGCTAGGTTGGAAAAAGAGGTGAGTGAGGCGAAGCAAGCTCTGATGCTCGATGCACCGAAGAAGGAAAAGCTGAAGGAGTTAGGCGAGGGGATTTTTGAGATGTTCCGTGTCGATCCGGACCTTACAGCGCCGCTGCTGGCGATGGTCACAACCATGCTGGGGGCAATATGAATACTCTAGAAAAGGCGAAAGCCGGTCTGCGCGAACAGAACCGACTTTCAGGTGCAAAAACGGAGTGTAATTGCGGAGCTAAGTATGTCAAACACAGCTGAAATTATCAATTTCCCCCACAGAACCGAACAACTGGGAGGTCGTATGGCCGACCTGTCGAATGGGTATACCAAGGTCGCTAACGAGATCCAACAGCTCAAGCCTCGTCTGAGAATGTCAGGCCGGGAGTGGCAGTGTTTTGAGGCGGTGATCTGGCTTACCTACGGCTGGAACAAGAAACAAGACCGCGTTACGAACACGGTGATCGCCGAGCTTACAGGGCTGAGTGATTCGCATGTTTCTGATGCGCTCAAATCGCTCGCAGATCGCAAAATTATCTTCAGTCAGAAGCAGGGCGTGATGAAAACGGTCGGTATAAATACTGACCTTTCTGCCTGGATTTTAGACAAACCGAAAACGGGAAAAGTCTTCCCGAAATCGGGAAAAGTGTTACCGAAAACGGGAAAAACCTTCCCGGAAACGGTAGACACCCAAGACTATAACAAGAACAATAATAAAATATCCTCGTCTCGGAATTCTGACGAATCCCGAAACCAGAAAACTCAAAAGTTTCTCTCACGCCATCCAGAAGCTGCCGCCGGGATATACACCCCGGCAGGTAAATCATGGGGCTCCGCTGACGACCTCAAGGCCGCACGCTGGATTTACGACAGGCTTCTCACCGTCAACGCATCGCTATCCGAACCCAACTGGGTTGAATGGGCAAATACCATCAGGCTGATGCGTGTCCAGGACAAGCGCACGCACTACGAAATTTGTGACCTGTTCCAGTGGGCCAACCGGGACGAGTTCTGGAAAGACAACATCCTGAGCCCTTCGAGTCTGCGCAAGCAGTGGGATCAGCTCACCACCAAACGGCTGCGCGCAACCGGAGCGGCAAAGCCATCCCGGGGCGGCATCGACCTGCATAACACCGACTGGATTGACGGGGTGCTGGAATGAAAAACATAGCCGAGAGCATTCGCAATTTTGACCGGGAACAGGCCCGGCGTGTGGCACATGGAATGCCCGAACAGTACAGCGAACGTGAGCAAACACAGCAGGTGGCGCAGATTATCAACGGCCTGTTTGTGCAGCTGGCGGCCGCGTTCCCTGCAAGCCTGGTTAATCGCAGTCAGGAAGACGTGAACGAGATCCGTCGACAGTGGGTGCTGGCCTTCAAAGAAAACGGGATCACCACTCTGGAGCAGGTTGAAGCCGGCATGCGCATGGTGCGTCGCCAGGATCGCCCGTTCCTGCCTTCTCCAGGCCAGTTCATCAAGTGGTGCAGGGAAGGGCGCAGCGTAATGGGGATCACCACCGCTGACGTTATGGCTGAGTACTGGAAGTGGCGCAAGCTGGTGTTTCGGTACCCGAGCAGTGAGCATTATCCGTGGCCGAAGCCAGTTTATTACCATATATGCCTCGAACTGCGGCGCCGGGGAACTGATGGTCAACTGTGCCACAAAGAACTCGAGCATGAAGCCGGCGACATTCTGGATATGTGGGAAAAGCGGGTGCTGGCCGGGAAACCAATCCCGCCTGTTCGTCGTGCGT